ATGAAAAAACAATCCCTGACCATTTTATTACTGATTTCCCTGTCAGCAATCCTCTCAGCCCAGTCGATCGTCATCGGGACCGGAACAAGCACAACCTATAACCTTCCGACTGAAGGTAACTGGGGGTATAGCTGGTGCAAGATGATATTCACCGCATCCGAACTTACCTCGGCAGGGATGCCGGCTGGATTCAACATCACTTCCCTGGGTTACGACGTGGCAAACAACCCTTCCAATTACACGATGAACAACCAGCAGATCTACATCCGGCACACGTCGGCGACGACCCAGAACCAGTCCTACCCGGGGACGGCAGGATTTACCCAGGTTTTCAGCGACAACATCACCTGGAACGGCAGCGGATGGAAAACGCTGGTGCTGACCACGCCCTTTGCCTGGAACGGCACGGACAACCTTGAGATACTGTATGAAAACCATGACGGAAGCTGGGCAAGCGGAGCGCCGGGTTTCCATTACACGTCCACGAGCCCGAACATTCTGAGCGCATACTACCATTCCGAAGGCTCATTCCCCACCGGAAACGGCAACCTTAGCTATAACCGCCCCAACACGATGTTTACCACCTCGGCGGTTTCGCTGCCCTTGCCGGCGGAAAATCCCTCGCCTGCGGATGGGGCGGAGTATATGGAATTGCTGCCGGACCTGGGCTGGAACGATGGCGGAGGCAACCCGACGGGGTATAAGCTGCATTTCGGCACGACCACACCTCCACCTTTCATTGTGGACCTCGGCGGCGCATTAAGCTGGACTCCCCCGGCTGAGCTGGAGCAGGGGCAGCTTTACCATTGGCAGATCGTTCCCTATAATGCCAACGGCGATGCCGAGAATTGCCCGGTCTGGAGCTTTACAACCCTGGAAACCGGTTACATGATAATCGGCGACGGTACGGCAACCCAAAGGCAGCCCTTCGGAGCGAACTATGGTTTTGAACGGACGGCGACCCTGTACAGCAGCGCCGAGCTGGGCCGGACCGAGGGAGTGCTGAACCAGTTGGGCTGGTACAACAGCTACGGGACCAATGCTCCGGTTCCCTTCAAGATATATGCCAAGGAAACGAATGAGAACAGCCTGCCGAATCAGACCTGGGGCGATTATTCCGCCGATGCGGTCCTGCTGATGGACGATACGCACGTGTTCAACGCCCCGGGCTGGAACGTGTTCGAACTCACCACGCCCTTTGCCTATACCGGCAGCAACCTGGTCATTCTGGTGGAAACCAACTATGGCAATTATGGCACTTCGGCTTTTCCCCAGTTTACCTATACCCAGGGTACCGGCGACGTCAACCATTACTGGTACTCACAGGTAAGCCCGCCCACGGGAACGGGATATCTAAACAGCAACCGTCCCAATGTATTGATGGAATTCGACCCTCCCCCGCCCGGGCCTCCCGGGCCGCCGATCCTAACCTACCCGGCCAATGCGCAGACCGGGCTTCCCCGAACGGGATTTGACCTGCGGTGGTCTCCCAACCCGAATGGAGGTTTTCCGGACTATTACGACATTCTGCTCTCCCAATCGGAGGCGGACATCGATACCGGTTTCTATTTCCCGGACATTACATTCCTGAAGTTCAATCCTGTTGCGGAGGGCGGCTTGACTTTCAACTACGGAGATATCTGGTATTGGACCGTTGTGGCCGCCAACGGTGACGGCACGGCCCGAACCATGCCTCCGCACTGGTTCCGGATCGAACTTGATCCGTCGGTTGACCTGCCTTTTGTGGAACACTTTGACGGCACGGCCCTACCTTATGGCTGGTCCCAGTCCCATTGCGACGGGATCCCGGTGAACAACTGGTCAATATCCCTCACCAACAATGCCGGGGGAACTCCCAACGAAGCAAAGGCAACCGGCATACCCGGCATCGGCAGATCCAGTTTGGTCCTGCCCCACCTCAATACCCTGGCAGACGTGGTTTACGGATTGTCGTTTGACGATGCCTTCGTAGCGGATGCGCCGGGACTGGCGGCCAAGGTTGAATTCAGCAGCGACGGCGAAAACTGGGGCAATGAGGTGGTCATCCACGCAAGCGCGGACGGCAATGCCTCCGGTCATCACGAAGTACCTTTTCCGCCTGGAATTACCGTGGCTTTTGTCCGTTATACAACAGAAGGTGACCACAACGCGTTTTCCAACTGGTTTCTGGACGATGTCCGGATTGTTCCGGTGCTGGCCGCTCCCATCCCGGAGATCCAAGGCGACGGGCGGATCGTCTGGGAAGCGGTGCCGGGTGCCACCGGCTACCAGATCCTGGCATCCGACGACCCCTACGGTGTTTTTGAGCCGGTTATCTATACCGTCAGCACGGATTGGGAGAATCCCCTGTTTCCGGAAGGGATTAAGTTTTACCGGGTGGTTGCCATCGTTCCCGACCCGGAATAAGATATGTGCCCCAAAAGTCCGACACATCCAGTGACAGGCCGTTGATCAGAGCCTGGCAGGGATGTTTTGGACTCAAGAAAACTGCGGATTACCTTAAGTTTACCCTCCTATGATTGGAAGGGTAGCTGCAGGCCAGGCCTTTCTGCCGCTCCCCGGGCTTATCGCCTGCTTCCTGGCCCCCCCCGGCCTTTGCCATGGCGGCGCGGAGAACAGCTGCGCTTTCCATCAGGCAAGTGGCAGACTCTTTGATGAGGGCGGCATGCTAATCTAAATAGACGCAGTCGTTATAAAGAGTCACCCAAAGCTTCAAATGCGGATCACTTGGACAAATGGGGATAAGTCCTTATGAAGTGGGGAGATATATTGGACTGCTTTCAGAGATGTCCAAGTGGTTTTTTGGACGTTTTTGGACGTATTTGGATCACCGATAACTTCAAATTGAGCCGATTTTGGACTGGTTTTAGACTTTGCGGCTTTCCCTCGTCAATGGCGAATATCAAAAAGCCGCAACTGAAGTGACAAAACCCCAATCAGAAATGCATCGTCACCCTGATCTGCGTCTAATATCTGGACGTCATAGTCCAAGTTAAATGGTTGCAAAACAACACGACTATTCTTGGGATCGAGGATGATTTTCTTCAGGGTCACACCATCACCAGCTCTTACCGCACCCACTTTACCATTAGCAAATTCCCAGTCGTAGGTCTGCATGAGCAGCACGATGTCCTCGTGCATGATATTGGGTTCCATGCTATGGCCGTTAACCCGGAAAGCCATGTATTTATCAGTGTTCCCGGGCACGAGACTTCTCGGAATCTCTACGCTCTCGCCCAAACGCCGGAAGTCTTCGATATGCTCTCTCGGCCCCGCGGAAATTTCGCCATGAATAGTGAAGTTCACAGTGCGAATATAATCTATTGTAGGAGCTTCGATTAGCCCGGTGCGGCTATCCACGACCTTGAGTTTCTGCTCCAATCTTTCCTTCATCCAGCCATCGAAATCCTTCACAATTTGCATGGTACCCTCGCCTGTGAGTAACCAATTTACATTCACCTGAGCCTTCGATAATGCGATCAAAAAATTGGATTCCGGGAGCCTCTGCCCGGACTTGTAACGGGATAAAGTAACGGGTGAGAGATTAAATTTTTCGGCGAATTCGTAGTTCTTTAACCTCATCATTTTCATTACCTTTAACAGTCGATCTCCAATCTCCTTGGTGGCCATAATCACTCCTTTTGTATAAGATTGTCATTGACAATTACCATACGGTTATCACAATAGCTACGGAACATGCTAAATGTTCCCCATAGATGTGTCAATGATTATTTTTCAGCAAGGTGAATCTCAATGGCATTCGTGCCGGCAAGATTGGAGTCCTTAAAAACCTCGGCGGATTCTTCCGCCGGAGTGCAGAAAGGACTTCCCAAGAACTTGCTGGTATGGAAGTTAGCACCCCAATTACTAACGTAATGGAGGTTAGAATGAGTGCGAAAAAGCGGATCAAAAGCAGTTGTTCAGACTGCCCCGCGAAAAATGTCCAAGTGGTTTTATATGACCAACCAGTTGGACAAAACATCCCGCATCTCTTTCTACGTATAGCTTCCCACCACGATGCCACTGCACTTTGTAGATTTTTGTCCAAGTGCTCCGAAAAATGTCCAAGTGGTTCCAGTTTTTGTCCAAGTGGTTTTGATCCTGGGACTGGGATTTGTCCAAGTGGTTTTTCGGAAAAATGTCCAAGTGGTTTTCTGAATCTGGAAGGTTACGCAATGGAGAAGGAAGTTCAAGTCTTATGGCTGCCCCTCGCCCGGGTAGCTGCCCTGTATGGCAAATCGGTTAAGACCATCAGGCGGATGGTCGCAGACGGATCGTTTATCGCAGTTAAACGCATTGTTGAGAGCGGCAGCTACCGCATCAGCAAGCTCTTTATCGCCTCAGGCCAAGAACTGGCAGATCTGGATAAGGCTTATTGCCGCAAGCGTGGCGAGCAGCCTGTCTATCTGGAGAAGGAGCGCATTCAACTCGAATGCTGCCAGCCCAGCTGCCTGTTCGTCATCGCATATACAAAGGATAGGAAGGTGGAGCATGGACAAGACTGATATCTATGATCAGATCGACTGGGACAACTATGCCAAGAACTATGATGAGTTGTTTGCGGCTGTCAAAGCCGGCAGTCAGATCATGATCATCCCTCACTATTCCAAGACGGGTGAACCGGTTCCCCTGGAGCTGGTAACCAAGTTTCTTAAGGAGGAGGCAGCCGCTCCCATATATAAGGAAGAGGAGCCTCCAGCAATCGAACCCATATCGTTAACCGAGCAGATCGAGGCGGCAGTCTCCAAGCTCGATCCTGAAGTAGCTCCGGAAGATCTGAATCTAGCCCCGGAGAATAAGGAACTACTCAGTTGTAAGCTTGAGGCTCAGCTGATCTCGCAGTTCTGCGAGACTGTGATCGATATTGTAAACGATTCGGAAGCCAAGTTAGAAGCCTGGCAACAGGTCACTCAAGACTACAACAGTGGCATACTGCTGCCTGAGCTTTACCAGATCAGGGGCAAGCGCACCGAACGCTCCCTACGTAAGTGGGTGGATGCTTATCTGGATAGTAACCGGGATATGTTCGCCCTGATCCACAAGGGCAAGAACCAGACTCGGGGCCGCAAGGTGACCTATCTGGAACAGCAGTTCCTGCTCAAGTTGCTGCTCTCCCCCCAAAAGATCAAGATCGGCTCTGCGGTAGCCACTGTGAAAGCCTTCGCCAGGTTAGGCAACTTGGAATCGCCCAGCTCGGTGCCAACCCTGAAACGCTGGTGCAAGGACTATAAGCTCAACAACCTGGCGGTTTGGACCCAAGCCCGGCATGGGAGCAAGGCGGTAGCCGAGGAGATCGTGAAAACGATCAAGCGGGATAACGATCTGCTCAAGGTCGGGCAGGTCTGGGTAGCCGATGGACATACTCTGGCCTTCGATATCATCAGTCCCAAGACCGGGAAGCCGGTGCGGATGACCATGATCATGGTCTTCGATTGGGCTTCCAGGTATCCGGTAGGCGCATCCCTGGCCTATACAGAAGACAGCCAGCATATCCAACTGGCCTTCCGCAATGCCTTCCTCAACTATAAGGGAGTGCCCAAGGCAGTCTATCTTGATAACGGCAAAGCCTTCAGATCTAAGCTGTTCAATGAGAAATGGGAAGGCCATGACCTGGCAACCGAGTTATCGGGGATCTTCCCCAGGCTGGGCATCAATGTGGTCTTCGCCGAAAGCTACAATGCCAAGGCCAAGATCATCGAACGCTTCTTCAGAACCTTCCAGGAACGCTTTGAACGCTTCATCAGCAGCTTCCGGGGAGCATCGGTGGCCGATAAACCAGCCACGCTGATGCGTAACGAGAAGTGGGCGCAGAAGATGTATGAATCCAATCCTCCCACCCTGGAAGAGGCGATGCGGATGATCGGCTTCTATGTTCGTTATATGTATGGAGAAGAACCACACAGCGGACTGGGAGGTAAGACTCCCTGGCAGGTATTCAGTTCTAATCCGGTCCCGGATGAGCGCAGGATAGAAGCCGGCCGCCTGAACTTCCTGATGCTGACTGCAGTCCGCAAGACACTGCGCAACAATGGCATTGTACTTAACAAGATGCAATACTGGAGTATGGAACTGATCGAACACATGGGCAAGGAAATCCTGATCCGTTACGATCCCTCCGATGCCCGCTGGATACTGGTCTATGACCTGCAAGACAACTACATCTGCCAGGCCGAATTGCGCAAAGCAGTCGATCCCTTTATCCATCTGGATATGGAGAATCCCATCTCGGTAGCGGAGGTCAAGAAGGAATACAAGGCTATCAAACGGCATCAGAGACTGATCGCCACCCGCACCCGACTGACACTCAAACAGACCCAGGAAGTGGTCGATGCCTACATCAAACCGCTCATGCTGGCACAGGGCGAAGAGAATCCAACCTTCATCCAGCCGCCTGCCATCGAAGCTCCCAAGCCGGGACCCGAGCAGGTGATGGAAGTACTTGAGAAACAAGCGATGCAGAAGCTCCCCAACCGCCTCGAAGAGAACCTGCCTCAGAAGCAGGAAGATGACGATGACGGGGAGATCAAACCTAAAGTCAAGACCTATGAAGAGATGCTTAGATTCATAGGCATAAAATAATGGAGGATATCAATGAAACAGAACCAACTGATCAAGATCAGCAACGTGGTAGAAGCCGACCAGTGCATCAACTACCTCATCAATCGCCCCCAAACTGAAATGGTAGGCCTGGGTTTACTGTATGGCAGACCCGGCCTCGGCAAGACCGCCTTCGCACAACGCACCGCCTTCCAGCGTGGTTACATCTATCTGAGACTGGAGGCCTTCACGACCGCCAAAACCTTCTCGGTCAAGCTGCTGACTACCTTGTACGAGCACTTCAGCATCAATGATGTGATCCCCACCGGAACAACCGACAATGTCTTCAAACTGTGCATAGAGATCCTGGAAGATCATCCTGAAACGGTGATCATCATCGATGAGATCGACTATGCCTACAAGCACCCGAAGCTCTTAGGCTCAATCAGGGATATCGTCGACGAGACCCTGGTGATCGTGATCCTGGTAGGCATGCAGACGGCCCGGGATCATCTCTCCCGGCTAAATGAACACTACTTCGACCGCTGCAACGCCTTCGTGGAATTCAAGCCTGCCACCAAAAAGGACATCAGACTGATCGCCCATGAGATCATGGAAATCCCCGTCACCGACCTGATGGTTACCCAGATCTACGATAACTGCAAGGGTAACCTGCGCAAGGCCATCAAGATGATGTACTCACAGGAAACTAATCAGATGGGCATGGTGGATAAGCCAAGTAACGTGATCGATCTGGAGAAAGCGAAATGACGGCTCCCCAACTGATCCAGAACTTCGTAAGATACTATCGTAAGCCATTCTCGACCGAGACAGTCGCCTCCTTCACTTCAGTGCAAGTGGAGGAGGTGAAACCGGTCTTGACGGAACTGGCGAGTAGCGGTAAGATCAAAGAGCTCTGCGAAGGTATATTCGTAAAGGCAAACCGCTACAATCCCAATCTCTGCTATGGTTTGAAAGGCACCTGGAAATTCAACCTGCAAGCAGCCAATCAACTGCTGAATCTGATCGAGCAAGGTGGCTATACTTCAATCCGTAAGATCGCAGTAGATTTTCACCGCAGCCGCCAGTGGGTCTTTGTCTATCTTGAAGCCCTGGCCTCGATAGATGCCATCGGCTACGATAAAGCCTACTACGTCAAATCCAGAGCCCATCTCAAGGACCTGGGCAAGGTAATCAAGAAAGGCATCCTGGGTGAACTCAATCCCAGGCGAAAGTATCCTGACCGGAAGACAGCGGAAGAGAAGAAAACCGATGCTGCAGAACGCAGAAGGCTCAGGCAGGAACGTGACGCTGCCTTGGCTAAAGCCAAAGCGGAGTTCAGAGCCTACAACGAAGCCAAGAAAGCCGAGTGGGAAAAGATACAGACCTTTCGCAAGCATGCTATGGCCTTAAGCAAGATCATGGCTGAAGACTTCAAGCAAAGATACTGCAACTAAGAAGAGAGGGCATTCTATGACTCAGGAACAGCGAGAACGGAAACTACGTCAAGACATTCACGGCCTCAGAGTTAAGAAGTTCCACTGGCCGATCGAAGCATTCAAGTTCATCATGAACGGCATGGGCTATGGCGATTCACTCAGAGCCCTATCCGAAGATAAGCTGCTCGAGTTCAAGACCATCATGCTCAAGTATCGCAGACATGGGCGTCCTCTCGAATACAACTACGATAAGCAGGGCAAGTACATGCATGCACTCATGAAGCAAGCCGGCTGGACCGAGTCCCAGCTTAGGGCATTCACGATAAGCCACTATTCCAAAAGCCACTGGAACCTGCTCACCAAGAAGGAGCGCAGAGCGGTTATCGCCATGTTCCAGTCCTACATCAAGAAACAAGAGATCAATCAATCACCAAATAAACAAACTGATCCTAAGGAGGATTCAAATGAGTAAAGCGAGCAAGCCAGTCAAAGAACGCACCTTAACCGATGCTCAAGGTAGGGAAATCCCTGTGAAGGTGCTGCACACCGAAATAGTGGAAAAGGACGCCGCAGTCAAGAAAGCGATGGACTGCGCCATGAAACTGCAAGAACGGATTCTATCTGACAAACAGAAAATGATACAGATCATCGAGAACTATCTGAACGACGCTGCTCGCAGGAATGGCCTCGAATGGAAAGGCAATGCCCTGCTCATTAGCTTCGATGAGAAGTACCGCATCGAGATGCGCTTCCGGGAGAAGATTCAGTTCGGCATTGAGCTGCAACTCGCCAAGCAGAAGATAGACGAGTGCATCAAAGCCTGGTCTGCCGACTCCAGTGACAATCTCAAAGCCATCATCAACGAAGCCTTCCAGGTAGATAAGCGCGGTCAACTTGCCAGATATCGCATCTTCGCTCTGCGCCGATACAAGATCAAGGACCCGGTCTGGAAGGAAGCTATGGAACTGATCGATAAAGCCATCCTGGTCACTTCCACCAAGCAGTACATCTCTTTCGCAGTAAGGGACGAGGCTGGTAACTACAACAGAATCGTGCTGAATTTCAGTGCCCTGTAGATACTGTCTCATGGTAGCCCATCCTGATTTGATCAAAGCAAGGGAGATTGAAACATGGCATCCATAGAAACGATAACAGCAGAGGAGCCAATGAAAGTGTTCGATATCAATCGCAACTACCGACCGGACGAAGTTGCTGCCGCTCTCAGAGTGAGCAGGAAAACCGTCTATCGTTGGATTAGAGACATTGCCAACCCTCTGCGAGCCTTTCGCACTACTGAAAACGGACAGCTTCGCTGCTCCGGAAAAGACCTTAACCAATACATCACCAAGAATCAGGTCAAGCCTGAGTATGAGTAACTCCATCGAGTTCCGCATCAAGCGGGACAACTGCAAAGAAGCCTATCTGAACGGCAAGACCGAACCCACTGAGCTGGCGGTGATCTTCGGAGTATCAGATATCACCGTCCGCAAGTGGATCAAGTCCGGCAAGTGGGATGAGATGTTCAAGGAAGAGCGCAAGCTCGACCATGAGATCAGCTTAGCCCGCAAGAAGGCACTCATCCAGGCACTACGTGAATATGCCAAGAATCCTGCAGACACTGCCCTACAAAGCCTTGTAAGCTTAATCAAGCAGAACCAGAAAGACTCCGAGCCTGCCAAGGAGCTGAACGACTACATCGTTCGCTTCCTGGATCAGGTTACCGACTTCATGATCGAGAAAGGGCATGAGACGATGCTAAAGCAGTTCCAGAGCATCGTGATTGACTTGGCCGAGTATTTAAGAACAAGAAATGGATAGATATACAGCCACGGACATGGTTGCCTCCAAACCCACCTCTCAAACCATCCTGCCTACCCTCCAACGAGTGGAGCTGCTTCCTCCTGCTCCACGACATCCTGCCTGCCTGACAGCGGAGCCGATCCCCTCGGCTCCGCTGATCCTTCCGGAATCCGGTTATGTCTAAGAAGTTCATTCAGCGGCATAACAAGGCTCTGACGGAGATCGCATCCAAAACGATCTCCGTCTTGCCTTTTATAGACGATAATCCCGAAGCAAAGGCTGAGAGGATAAGACGAACCACAGCCGAGGGTTGGGATGCCTTCTCGTTCTTCTGCCATACTTACTTTCCACATATCTTCCCCCTACCTTTTTGCCCAGCGCACGAGACCATGTTCGATGAGACTGATAAGGGCTCAGGCATCATCGCCATCACCGGTTTTCGTGGGCTGGGCAAAACGGTTCTCATGGGTGTGGTCTATCCCATCTGGATGATCATCAAAGGTGAACGCTATGTGATCCACACAGCCGCAGACATAGATCTGGCACAGGAGCGCACAGCCTTCACTTTACATGAACTTCAGAACAATAAGCGGCTCACGATGGACTATCCTGAACTGCAGCCAGTGGATGCCTTTGATCTCGACTTCTATCTCAAGAATAAAGCCAGGATCAGAGCACGTTCAATCAAGCAGTCCCATAGAGGAACCCTCAATCCTAAGACTGCTAAGCGACCCGGACTGATCGTTTGTGATGATATCGATAAAGAAGAGAACATGGGTAACCAGTCCATCGGTAAGAGACGTATGGAGAAGATTACCCAGGAGCTTGCCGGAGCTCTCTCACCCGAGGGAAATGGCAAGATCGTCTGGCTCGGTAACCTGGTACATCCCAATTACTCTATCTGCCAGTTTCAGGAGCTCATATTAGGCGATTTACGAGCTGATAATCCAGAATTAGACGTTACCTACCAGATTGCATTAAAGACCCACCAAAAGGCGATATTGCGCTTCTCTCTCGAAGATATGCATGGCAAGTCCATCTGGGAAGAGCAGTATCCTACTGCCACTCTGCCAAACCTGCGAGCCAAGTTCGGGCATACCGGCTATCAGCGGGAGATGCTTGGACAGCCGGTAATCGAAGGGAATATCTTCAAGAATCACTGGTTCACCAAGTATAGAACACTACCGGAACCAGCTCAGATGAAGCGAGTCTGGCTCTATGCCGACCCTGCCTGGGGTGAGAAGGGCTGTTACAAAGCTGTTATCTCCATAGGCTATGATGGTAACAGGTTCTATGTGATACATGCATGGATAAGACAGACTGAGAACACCAAGTTCTTCAGATACTACTATGATGCCTATCAGGAATTGGATAGAATCTACAGAGTGAAAGCCAGAGCAGCCTGTGAAACCACTTACGGTCAGGCTCGTATCCTTGCCGACTTCGATAGATGGGCTACAGATAACCATCTGCCACCGATCAGCCATAGAATCAAGCGGATCGATAACAAGGATAACAAGAACCTCCGCATTGAGAGAACCGAGACCATTATCGAGACGGCCAAGGTGCTCTTCCCGGAGGGTCAGGATACGCCAACTCTGATATCCCAGTTCCTCACTTATCCTGATGGCTATATCGATGGCTGTGATGCTCTGGCAGGATGCTTAGAACGCTTCTCCGAATACGATATCGGCAGGAACAAAGTGAAAGTCCGGAGGTTCAGCTTCTGATGAACTACTACGATCAGCTCATGCTTGAGTACTACCGGGTCCTCAACAATGCCTGGAAAACCGAGATCAGGGATGCTACACGCCTTACCATCCAGATGCTGAGTGACATGCCAAGATCAGAGAAGCTTAACAAGAACGCCATAGATAAGCTTATGGGAGTCATCAATACTCAATTGGGAGATGACTTCGCAGCACTGGTCAATGAGCCCACCAAAGCGATAATAGACCGCTGTGTGCGGCTCGGACTCAAGGACACGCAAGTGCAAGCCCCGACCAAGACCAGCATCGGGCTCTGGGGTATCGATGATTAGCATCTCTCATCCACAATCCAGAAACAGCAGTTGTTCTGGATCGGAAACCACTTTGAAGCGGATGCGAGGCAGATTTTCGCTGATACCCTCACCAAAGCTATAGAGCAGGGCTATACTAAAGAGATGCTTGCCGAGACTCTCAAAGACCAGTTCAATGACCTCGCCAATCGCTCTTCCCACTACTGGCAGGGACTGGCAGAGCATACTGCTCTCAGAATCAGAGAGTTCGGAAGGCTACAAGGCTACAAGAAAGCCAAAGCCAGATACTACAAGCTTGTGGTGATCCTGGATGACCGCACCAGTAACATTTGCCGGGCTCTGGCTGCCCAGGATAAGATCTATCCCCTAAACGATGCCTTGGAAGTGATGGATAACCTCATGGCTCTGGACACCAAGTCCAGCAGCCTGGATGATGCCCGAGAGTACATTAAAGCCCTCGCACCCTGGATCAAAGACGACCAGATCGAATACGACTCAGAGATGAACCCGGTAGGTGTCACCGGGGCGCATACACCCTTTCCACCGTTTCATTGGAAATGCAGAACGCAAAGTGTAATTGTACAATGACAAAATTGGATTGACAGATTGATGCATCCAAATTCAATTGCAGGTGAGGACAAGGATGCTTATGAGATATGATTTATGCGGTATTTATTCAGAGCAGTTTGAACAGGTGGTAGCAGGTATTTGTACCGAAATTCTATGCTCAGTTGTGCAATTTTACGCACCAGGAAGGGATGGTGGCAGAGACGCATATTATAACGGCTATTCAGATCAGTTTAAGAAGGAAGGAAAACACGTTATTCAAGCCAAGCACACCAACAACCCTGTGGCAAGTTTTTCGGATGGGGATTTTTTGGGGAACCAAAGTTCAATAATCCGAGAAGAAATCCCCAAGATCAGAGCACTGGTTGAACAACAAAGGCTGGATTTCTATATGCTGTTCAGCAATCGTAAATTGACCTCTCAGGTCGCATACGAGATTACAGAACTGATAGCTAAAGAGACGAGTTTGCCAGAATCTTCGATTTTACTCTATGGTATTGAGATGATCCAAGACTATCTCAAGGATAACGTTGATCTGCCTCGAAAGTATAATATTGACTTTTTCTATTCGCCATTAACGTTTGTACCCGATGAACTGGCGCAGATCATTCAAGGGTTTTCTAAGGTTTTACCGACATTGAAGAGCTTAGGTAATAACGATTCCTTGCTATATCTTGAGTTACCCCAGAAAAACCTCCTAAATGATCTTAGCCAAGATTATTTCAAATACATACAAGAAACAGCCTTTAGTGTTTTTGGCAGTATAGACCAATACCTAAATGACCCGATAAATGATGAATATCGATCTATGTATCTTGAATCCACGGATCATTTACAGCAAAAGGTTCTTTCCGAACTAGCGAAGGGCTCGTGTATGGATGAGATACTGTCAGCTATCTATGAGAATCTTCTACATGGAGACAGCTATTTGGGTAAAAACAAAAAACTAACTCGCTCTTTTCTATATTACATGTATTGCGCCTGCGATATAGGAAAAAAACTATGATCAAACCAGGTAAGCACTTCGCGTATAATAGGTCGGCTCTTTATTTGTCGGGCTGTCTATTAGACATTATTAGAAAAGAACGGGTGATTAGTTTTTCAAATCTGGTAAAAAAGCTTAGCGATAAGGAAAGCATCTCTCAACAAATCAACGAAGTAAATTCGAACCTGCTCCCCGCGATTGATATCCTTTATCTACTCGGAGCAATTGAATATTATACGCAGAACGATAGCTTTGTATACTTGGACTCAAAATGCAGATAAGCAAGTTGTACTCGAACCTCAAAGACAAGTTCCATGATATTGTCTTCAACATCGATGGCTTAAACATCGTATATGCTGAAATCACGGACCCCGAGAATTATAATAAGGACACCCATAATCTTGGTAAAACTACACTCATTGAGCTATTAGATTTTATGCTCCTTAAGAAGCGGTCTAAGGAATCATTCCTGTTTAAGCACTCTAATTTATTTAAGGATTTTGAGTTCTATCTGGAATTGAGTCTTTCCGGGGGATCTAGATATCTAACAATAAAGCGATCCGTAAAATCGCATACCAAGATATCTCTCTTGCTGCATGAAGAAAGACAGCAGGATTTTAGCGCAGAAATCATGGATATCTGGACACATTCAGACATACCTCTGGCGAAAGCCAAAGCACTACTTGACGCCTATCTCTCATTTGAACCTATTAAGCCGTGGACATATCGAGTCGGACTTCCTTATTTTCTCCGCTCCCAATATGATTACCAAGATGTCTTTCAATTGAATAGGTTCAAAGGACAACACAAGGACTGGAAACCCTACTTATTCCAAATATTGGGTTTTGATGGGAGTCAAATGAAAAGGACTTATGACATCGACGATGAAGTTAGTGAAGTTGAATCCCAAATTCGGATCGTGAGAAGAGAATTTCCTGGCTCGATAGACTCGATTGATAAGTTGAATGGCAAGATCTTACTTGTAGACAATGAGATCAGAGATCTTGAGACTTCGCTGGACACGCTTAGTTTCAAGGAGATTGATGAAAGAATCACTGACGATCTCGTATCGAAGATTGAAACCTCCGTTTCAGCCCTGAATGAGATTAGATACTCCTTGAGCCTGGAAGCTGAAACCATAAAAAAACAGTTGAGTCTTGATTGCGTGGAGGATATCCAGAAAACAAGAAAGATATTTGAAGAGGCATCACTCTATTTTAGCGAACAGCTACTTAAAGACTACAGCAGCCTGATTGATTTCAATCGTAGAATAACGATCGATAGAAAGAAGTTCTTATCGATTAGATTTAACCAGATTATGGACGAGCTCATCGAAGTCGACAAAGACCTTTCAAAGTATAATGAGGAAAGACAGAGAGCATTATCCATTCTGATGGAAACAAAAACTGGCCGCAGGTTTAGGGACTATCAGAAGTCATTGGTTAACCTGAAAACGCAACGAGAACTGCTTGAAAAAATGATGGATATTACCGAGAAGCTGGAGTTTTTAGAGAATCAAATTAAGGAGCTTCAGCAGGAAAGAAACATTGCAACTGTTAACATTGAGAATGAGATAAAAAGAGGCAACAACACATATAACGACATTCGTATGGCTTTCTCGAAATCAGTTAAGGAAGTGTTAGGTGAGGAAGCGATAATCTCAATTACTCCGAATAAAGCGAAGAATTTCGAGTTTGAAGCGGAAATTGTTAATACTGGGAAAATCACTAGCCAAAGCAAGGGAACATCATATAAACAAGTGTTATGTGCTATGTTCGATTTATCCATACTGCAAGTATATGCCGATAAGCCGTTCTTTAAGTTTGTTTATCATGATGGCATTTTAGAAGGTTTGGATGATAGGAAGAAAATCCAATTGCTGAACCTCGCGCGCAATGTATGTCAAAACTACAATCTGCAGTACATTCTTTCTGTCATCGACTCTGACTGGCCTATGGAGCGGCCTAATAGTAAATTTCCATTGATTGATAGGGAGATTATCGTAAATCTCAGCGACATTGGCTCTACTGGCAGATTGTTTAAAATCGAAGTTTTTTAAGAATTAGCAGTATATATCTCCAGTAAAAAAGCCCGGGTTGCCCCGGGCTTTTTCAATTGGTCATTAGTTATTATTTCATAAGCATTGCCTTGCGTATCGAGGTTTTGCCTCCTGATTCAAGTTTGAAGAAGTAGATACCGGAGCCCACATTCCGATTATTCTCATCTTTGCCATCCCAAATCAGTTGATGATTACCGCGGGTCATTTCAGTATTCATCAACTCCTTAACTTTCTGCCCTTTTATATTATATACAGATATCCGAACTCGACTGGTCTCTGGAATACTGAATGTTATCGTGGTAGAAGGATTGAAGGGGTTGGGATAATTACTAGTCATGATGACATCATTGGAAACAATCTGTTCATTAGAAGTATATAATTGGTCGATCTCATTGAGAATAAGTTCAGTGTTTGCCGACCATGCACTATAACTAATTGGTTTCAAGTTAGCATACTTACCGACATAACTCAGTCCCTTTTGTGAGTCTTCCATGAGCAAATATGCGTATCCTAGATTAATGATTGCATATAAGGAATCAACACTAGAAGGTGGATTACTAATCACGCTTTCGTAAAAACTAATGGCATCGATATAATTCTCAATTCTTAAGTCTGTCTGCGCTATTAAATTGGATGTAATGTAATCAATCTCTTGATTCAGATAAAGATTACTTTCCGATTCGTAATAAGTTTTTAATGCAGTATAATCAAGATTGGGATCAGCTAGGTCTTTCTTAACATCTTCAATTCTTAATAGTGCTTTAGCTGCAAGCGCAGCATATTCCGTTGTAGGAAATAGCTCTATTACTTGCTTGTAATCGGCAATTGCTGCTGCGTACTCAGCATTAGACTCATGGTAAAAAGCATCTCTAAATAATGCTGCTGCAGCGCTTTCTTCTATTGCCTGAATATTCCCTGGAGTCCATGTATGTTCATAAATGAAAGCACTTAGTGGGTTCAAATCCAATGCTGGAATAAAATTCTCACCCCAATAATTATTGGACACATTAATCTGTTGACTCAAACTAGGGTAAAACACTCGAACCCATGGTGTATTATGATTGGAATTCTGAATGCAATTAAATGCTAAATAATCCGGAGCGGAATCGTATGTCATGAACACTTGATGGCCTTGGTTGAACTGAACAAGCTGATACTCTCCGGTCGGAGATGACTCCCTTCCCAACATATACCAGCTGCTAAAGTTATTTGCAGTAACACCTATGTTGTTTTGTTGAATTTCATTATCTCCTGTTATAGATACTTTGGATGCCACTATTCGTACACCAGTGCTAGAGTTATTTTCGATTACATTATGTTTAAATGCGTTTTGAGAACCGGTGCCGCTATATAGTAATGCAATGCCTATTTGATTGTGAGTAATGACATTGCTGCTGATATCGAAATTGGCTACATTACTTAAACTAACTCCACTAGTGGCGCAATTCTGAATTGTGGAATTGTTAATGTTAACAGCGTTGGGCACACCCTGATTGTTACATTGAATTCTGCATCGTGTAAACTCACAAGTGTCAGATATACTAACACTTGCATCTACAGTATTGACAAATGCATCATTATTTGGATAATTGTCGAATGTGGAGGACATATCAGTTGATTGGATAGTAAGCTGTCCACCAGTAACATCCACGCTTGAGTTTAAGTAGTTGCCTTCGATGATCATTAGTCCAGAATTACTAGATGTAGTTTGGCTTCTGGTTAGTGCTGAATTCTGATACTCTGCCTCAGAATTTTCAAAAAGAGTATTTGAATCTTCGAATTCACACGAATTAAAACAAGCGCTACTGTTAGTTACTGATAAAGTTGACTGTGACATTACGCTATTGTCCATTTCAATCATCCCGTCTATGACGATTAGGCTAGTGTTCGCTAAACTACAGCCCTGCATTAGTGTTGAAGAGTTGATTACTTCCAACGGTGATTTGGTAAAGGTTACATTTTGCATTATTACAGCATCTCCGTTGTCGATACCCATACCATCCCAACCAATCTGATTAGCCGGAGCAAAAGTTACATTATCACCAATTGTGATACATCCATTAACTGTTATCTTGTTGCCCATACCTTCACCTGCGAATGCTGATGAACTAGACCCTTGAATATTGGTATTTTCGGTAATAATCAAATCCCCTTCGGATACTATGGTTGCTCTGTGTATCAGCCTCAATCTTCCTGAAAGCACCAAAGATGAATTTACAGGTACGTATATCTTGTCTGATATCTCCAAAGTCTGATCTCCTACTGAAGCGATGGTTTCTTGATTATGGATAACTCGGATGCCATCATGTACGTAATTCTGCTTATGAGCGAACACCCATAAGAAATCAATGGTTGAGGAAGCCTGACCGTTACTGTCCGTATATACAACCATTGTTTCTGTATCATTGATAAATACTACTCTAGCATTTTCCACGTATGCACCTAATTCATCTTTAACAACAACGGACCTTCCAGGATAATCGAGAGACAATGTTAGTTTCAAAGGATGTGTCGTCCAGATTTCCATATCGGGATCACCGAAGTAATTTCTGGCATGATTTACTTCTGCACTTCCTCCATTACTGAAACGTGCAGATGCAAAACTAACTCCTCCACACCAAGGATTAGCATCTGGATAACCAGCTAAAATATCTTCATCGAAAAGGTTTGAAACAAACACGGTTTCAAAGCTTCCTGAATACGAAGGTCTAGTATTTCCAATCCAGAGCGGGCCCCCAATCCCAGCAGTGAATGACGTAAAGGCCTCGGCCATAGAAGGATTTTGAGTCTCATTCGGGTCTCTATCATAATCATATTGACCCGTATTGCAGGAATTAGCAAGGACTATCGAGAATTTCTTTGATGGATTGCTCAAGTTATCAAGACCATTGCTAGTTTCATTACCATATTGATATGATGGCACATTATAACGGTTCAATGATGTGATCAAATTGCCACTTTCTAGTATTCCAGAATCAGCTACTAGCATTCTCCCTTTATTCCCATGGCAAGAGAGTATAACAATTCCTGGCAAATAACTATTAATACCAGAGATTACGTCATTCCCCAAAGGTCTCAAATCACCGTCAATAAAAGAGTCGGTAACTAGAAGCCTATCAAAACCATGTTTACAAGAACGGTTGATGCAGAAGAATTAATGCTACTCGCACTCAGGGAATAGCATTTTTCCAAATACCCATCAAAACCACTACCCGGTCCTTTTTCATAGGTAATTACTTTGTCAACCCAGTTCAGAACTGCTTCTTGACGAGTTGGAGAATCGGCTGGGGGATTGCTGCTAGGGGGCGGAGGCAGGATAACTCTCCCTATAAACAATTCCTGAAAAAACTGAACCGCGTCTGGCTGACCTGTTCCCTGGATATTATTACCGAACTCACCATAATAAACATCACCATCATTGTTCCAAGACCCCTGAAATTCTGCAAAATACACATCAGATGGATACTTTTTTACAGCTGGAAATGAACCAGGTATATAGTCAACCATATCATAAGCATATCTAATCAAATCCAAATCTTCGTCATCGTCTTCTTTGCCCCCTACTAATAGTACATTTGCCAATCCATGGTTTTCCCAATGGTGTTTTAAGTACTTCCTTATCTTCCCGGGGGTGTCGTTTATTAAGGTACCTATATCATCTCCATTCCCGGCATCTGTATTATTTGCTATCTGATTACAGGTCATCAACCTCACATGGTGCCCTTTTTGCTCCTTCCACTGTACAAACTCGGCAAAAGGGCTGTCTTCTCCAATTTCAATATCATCGGGACAAATGATCAAGTAGTTGAAATCTTCTGGCCCGTTTGGATCTACCTCGATATCGGGTACATTCCTGTAATTCGCAATGTCATCTGTGTTTTCTACTAGGTTGTAGAGATATGCCTCATATTTAGGAGCATCAATAGCGAATCTCTTTTTCGGATAGATAGGCTGAGAACTTGATGAGGTAAGACTAAAGCTGATATAAAGATTGTTAACAAATTCAACAACCTGTGTCACCGGGTTGTATCGTATAGGATTTAACCGGACACTTACTATGTGGTTAGCCCCGTCAAGATATCCTTGGCTAATTATCTCGGCATAATTCTGAGGAAAGAATTGATCGCATGAATAGACAGCTGGATTGGGATCGGTGAAATTGCTACTGTCACCATTATAGTATTCAGCAGTCTGAAGAGGCATTACATTAAACGTTCCATCTAGATACGTGCTACTAACGCTAGCAGATAAGTTGCAGGCGTCTTGGTTTGCAGGTATGATAAAACTAACTACTTTCCCGGGCAAATCAGGATTACCAATGACACCTGTTTTTCCAAAATCCAGTAGACCGATTTCTTGAAATCCTCGATCATTTGACAGAATCGAGACTTCGCCAATACTAAACGCTTCAGAATGACTAGTAGCGGTAAGAGTGATACAAAAGACCGCTATCAAGATCAGTGTTGCAACTAGGTGCTTCATGATTCCTCCATTGTATGTTTTATCTCATCCGGACAATCTTGGCCAGATGTTTCTTATTGTCAGTATCCGTAGCTTGCAAGAAGTATAATCCGGAGCTTATGGGCTTTCCCATGCTATCATTTCCGTCCCACTGATATGAGTTCAATCCTACAAGATTGGTCTCATATACTAATCTTCCCTTCAGATTATATATCTTTAGATTCTTGATCTTTTCCCTGCTAGCCTCCTTAGCAAGGGAGATTGTCATAGCTTGGCTAAAAGGATTGGGGTAACAATCTATTCCAATATCCTGTACTGGCAAGACATCGTCATCTATTCCGGTATAACTCTGGCTAAGTATTTTTACATAGCTGGGTAGTCCAGTACTTGAATGGTTAAATGCACAAACAAGGAACTCGTTGTATCCGTCCCGATTCATGTCTCCTATTTCATAGCAAGTACTGCCATAATAGTGGGTCTCGCTATAATCTGAGTTTACGTAATCAATGTTTAAATCCAACGCTGGACTTGTTTGCTCAAGAATGCAAATAGAACCATAATCTACTGATGTGCCAGGAATATAATGTGAATAAAATAACAAGTCTGAATACTGATCATCGATTAGGTTACAATAAGAATATAGCCAGAATAAATCCGATAGATTAAATTCTGCTTCATAGAGTGTCAGTCCAGCCCAAGCAGGTTGTCCATATAGGATTTTTAATCTTCTTCCTTCAGCATAATTATACAGCATTGTAATATCGGACATTCCATCTCCGTTTAAATCCCCATGGGCAATCATGCCTGAAATAGAGCTTTCAGTTGTATAACTTGCTACTTGAGATTCATACACAGGCACATTACTCAGATTGACGCCACCAGCATAAATCTTCAAGTCATAGACATGTCCTTCAGACTCATCAGGAGGGGGAGGGGTTCGCCTGGAACTACATACTATTATGTCATCAAAACCATCGCCATTTATATCTCCTGATGCCATCGACTTGCCTAAGTACTCGTATATTATACTACCCCGAATGTGCAATGCTGGAGTTGTACTAAACGGCGTTCCGCCCAAAAAGACGTAAACATTACCCCAATTCTCATATTGTGGTCCTGAAGCATAGACAAGCAGGTCGTTTATTCCGTCACCATTTACGTCGCAATGAGTGATGAGATTCTGCCCGAAACATAAATCCCAACTCTGGGTATATCCAAAGGGATAGCCATCAATAAAGACATCCGGCTGCGCAGAAAGGGTGGTTCCTCCCCAATAAATGGCAATCGCACCCTGATGTATAATGCCATAATCTGGTGATCCAAGCACGAGGTCGTCAACCCCGTCTCCGTTCAGATCTCCAGCATAGGCAATACTATAGCCAAGTCCATCACTTTGAGATAATACCTGATCAGGAACAGCGGTGCTATCGGGAATGCTGTGATAGATGTAAACATCGGCATCAAATTCTCCCTGGTTCCAATAGCTAAAAACCAAGTCTGGCCTACCGTCGCCATTGATGTCGCCACCAGGATCAGATTGGCTGAACCCATCAACATTACCAATGAGATCAAATCTCACAATTTCCAGTAGTGCAGACTGGGCATAGCACTGTTCAGTGATTTCAGCGTAGAACAGAACAATCAAAACCAACACAGCATCTTTTAATTTCATATCAACCTAACCTATGGGACATAATTAAATGCGAAAGTATAATAAAACAGCCAACGCTTTCTTCCTATTCTACGCCTATTTTTATGTCAAGAACTATTTTTTTGTCTCATCCTTGCTCATCCGTATTTGTCAGCAAACAGGGGAGTGCATTCCTGGCTCTGGATCAATGATCACAACCGGAACAAGGAGTTAGCATGACCGAGTCACTGTTGAATCGCATCAAAGAACAATTAGTCAGACACGAAGGTCTGAGGCTCCAGCCTTATCGCTGTACGGCAGGCAAGCTGACGATTGGTATCGGTCGCAATCTCGATGAATGTGGTATCTCCCAGACAGAAGCTTATGTGCTCTTGGAGAATGATATCCAGAACTGCGAGAAACAGCTATTGGATGAGATACCTGAGATCTACAATGCTTTGGATGAAGTCCGCAAGTCGGTGCTGCTGAACATGTGTTTCAATCTCGGTATTGGTGGGCTGCTTAGTTTCAACAATACCCTTGCTTTCATTGCTGCAGGCGACTGGGAACGAGCTGCTAATGGCATGCTTGCATCTAAGTGGGCGAAGCAGGTTGGCCGCAGAGCTATTGAACTATCTGAGCTGATGAGGAAAGGCAAGTGATACCGACCCCGGTCGAGATTGATGCCATGCTCGCTATACTCAATCTCCCCAAGGAGATGGGTGATAACGGCATCTTCAAAGAGCATAGGACTTTAGTTCTGGAGATGGTTCGGTCTGTTGTGTTCCCGGAACACTATACCCGGGCTATCCAGGAAGACATGCCAGAGGATGACCCTCTGTTGATCTCTTTTCGTTTTGGGTTCTGTTTCCTGATGCTGCACAGTACGTGTGAGTTTCTCAATTTAAAGACCCTGGGCGAGGGAATCGTCAAGACCGTAGGATTAGACCAGTCTGCTACCGAATTGCTCACAGGGAGCGAAATAGACGCATTCAAAGCTAACCTTGAGCTAAGAGCACTGACCGTCTTGAGTTCCTATCTCAATCAAACTGGCCTGGATCGCTTGAACGAACTCAAACCCAGACAGCCTCGCCTAATCCGGGTGGGAGTGATCTGATGCCTGATAGCTATACCACTCCGGATGAACTGATGCGGGAGATCTACCGGGCTATCTATGCCGCTCTGGAGAGCCGTCTGCACCTGATCGGTTCTGTTATCGATGCTGAGTCCCGCAAGGAGATCCTGGCACAGCAGATTTACGATAAAGGCGATTTCTATGGAAACACGGGCTACGTAGTGGAAACCGACGACTCCGGCATGACTCTGAGAGTGGGCTCCAACGTGAAACACGAGCCTTTCGTTTTGGGTGGCAAAGTGCCTTCCTGGACTCCGATCGCTCCCCTCATTGCTTGGGTCGAACGCAAGCACCTGTCTTGGACTGATAAAGAGACAGGTAAAGCTCTGACCGTAGCCGAGATCGCCTATCTCATCCGGGGCAAGATCAAGCGGGAAGGTATTGCTGCCCGTAATGTGTTCGCATCTGTCATAGCGAACCGGGAGCAGTGGATATATCAGCAGTTGAACGATATCGAGGTGAGCCTGTGACCGCACTTGAGAAGTACCAAGCTGAACGCAGCCGCATCTCTGAGTCATTGAAACTGGCAGGAGTGGCTGAGATACTCTACAACAAGGACAACATCCCCAAGAACCTGCCTTGCGCCATCCTGATCCTCGATTCCGAGACAGGCAAGCATGGCACTTCTCGGCAGTATGTGGACACCGATATCGCCTGGACGGTCTTCCTGATCGTCAATGCCCAGAACGTATCCGATCCAGACTCTGATCTATATTCACTCAAGGAGAAGTTCCGGAGTTATTATCAGAAGTTGATGAACCGGGACCTGCCAAGTGTGGAGTACTACACCAGCCGCATCGATGGCACACGCCTGGTAAGGATCGCCAAGATCGACCTGCTGAAAAGCGGCACCGGAGCGGGCTCATGAGAGTGATACGATTAGGTGCCCATAACCTGGCGATCAGCTCCGCTAGTGATTTACTGGAGACCAAGTATAAGCCAGAACCCATAGATCTATCCAAGTGTCAGCGGATCGGCAAGCAACTTGTAAGTAAAGCTGCCGAGATTAAGAAAGTGGTGTCTCAGCCCTACTCGATGAGTAACCTGCTTAATCTCCTGGATACCGATGAGTACCACTCCGGATGCATCGATGCCCTGACTATGGCTACTATCATGCAGTTCGACTGCAAGAACAGTCAAGTTAAGGCCTGGATGGTTGATGCTGAGTTCCCTGCCTGTGAAGACCAGACCACTATCCTGGCTGAGCTGATGAAGTTCTACCTAGCCTGTGGTAACGGCTTCCTGATCAAAATGCGGAACGCTCAAGGCCAGTGGATGGGTCTGGAGCGCATGCTGCCCTCAGAAGTGCAGATCGTGGAAAACTATGACGAGTTCGGCTTCTTCAAGCCCAACTACATCCAGGTCAAGAACAACCAGAAGAAGGACTTCGCTTACGAGGATATCATTCACGTGAAGAAGTCCACACATAGATCTAATGCCTGGGGCCTGGCATGCCTGCCCATAGCCATCAATATCGAGATCTTGGGCGAGATCAAGACCTTCGACTACAACAACTTCAAGAACGGCCTCATGATCGACTATTTCGTGATCGTTGAAGGTGGTACACTTAGAGATGGGACTGTCACTGACGAAGCTGGCAATGAAGTGCTTACCGATGCCTATACCGAGATCGAGAAGGCTTTAACCGAGGTCAAAGGCAATGCCAAGAGCCATTCCACAGTCTTGATCGAGAGTGAGAGCCGGGACGTGAAGATACGTCTCGAACCGCTACGCCAGCAAGACAGGGAAGGAGGATTCTTAGGACTCAAGAAAGATCTCAGAGAAGGCATCCTCGCCTATCACCGGGTACCAGCCAGAATCGTCTCACAACTCATTCCTGGGCAGCTTGGTGGCGATAATAGTAGCGATATGCGGATGTTCTACCAGTTCGTGGTCAGACCGTTGCAGAATCGCCTGGCTTTGGCTTTGGCGAACGAGTTCAACTTCGACTTCGGCTGGAACGTGAAGCCGGAGGACTTCAACTTCGGCAACCTAACCGAGGTACTGCAGACCGCTGATGAGCAACTTTTCATGCAGAACCGGAACCTGTAGGCTTCGGAGCGCAATAACTATGCACAACTACATAACTGACAAACAGCTAATCAACAATACCAAAGGAGGTAGCGTGAATCGTAAACGCACCATTCAAAAGGGAGAACTTCGCAACGTGGAAGTCGAGTTAGTCTCACTTCTGTTCGATGAGATGACGCCCGCCAATCAGAAGGGCTTTGTGGTCAAGAATGCCTCAGGCAGAAGCTTTGAACACAAGATCAACTCCACCAAGTTCAAGAGTGAAACGAGTGGGACTCAAGGACGGCTTTACGTCACTCTGATGGAACCAAACATCCATGACTCCCAGGGGGACTATTATACCCGGGAAGAGATTCAGAAGGCCTGCGATCACTTCGCCAGGCATGGACTGGTGGGCAAGTGTGACGTCAATCACAACATGCAACCGGTGCCTGAGTTCACCGTGGTCGAGAACTACATCCTCAAGACCAGTGACAGGGAGCACTTCCCTGATACCAAGGTGGGAGCCTGGGTCCAGGTGCTGAAATGCGAAGATCTCAACTCCGATCTCTGGCAGAAGGTCGAGAAAGGCGAGTTCAATGGTGTCTCGATCTACGGACGGGCCGATGACTACCGCAGTGCGGAAGCGAGCCTGGCCGAGATCAAGAACGAGCTCAATTCGCTTCGTAAAGTAGCGGAGCATAACAACAACTCCGATCTGCAGAAGGGGATCGATAACATCACCAGCCGCATCTCAGATCTCGAAAAGAGCAGTGGATCAGTTCTGGTCTCTGACGCAGTAAAGAGCATCGAGAAGAGCCTCAAAGACCTCTCCGTTACCATGAGCAGAGCCATCTCCAAGAGCATCCCAGGAGAGCCTGATGTTAATCAGTCCAATGTGGACAAAGAGGTTACCATCGATGGCAACAAGATCATGGTCAAGGCCAGCCACCGTGAGATCTACAAAGGTATCTCCGATGTGGACTCCGGCAAGGCCATGAACATCCTGACCGCCAACACAACATCCCTGTTTATCGATGAGGTGATTGGATCGCAGCCTGGTGATACCCTCTCGGATATCTCGGTTCTACCGCTACTGAAAGACGAGAAGATCGACGTCGGCTTAATTGATGACCTGGTTTTCAAGAACTCCCTCGATGGAGCTCTGACTGCTCAAAACGTCTCTACTGCCGACCTCTCGGTCCCCACCGGGATACTAAATGCTGAGTTCACTTTAGGTCGTGATGTGGTCGAGTTCTACAAGGACAAGTATGGCGAAGATGCCTTCGGAGCCTATGTGGAGAACCACATCGCCAAGAAGACCGAGAAAGCCATCCGCTTGCTCCTCTTCAAGGGTGACCGGGCTTCTGCCACCGCCAAGATCAAAGCTCTGGATGGGGTGATCAAGCTTGCCACCACTGCCACCGACGTCGCTAACCTCTCCAAGACCACCTACAACGACTGGGCTAAGCGCTTCGAAGCCGCTCTCCTGGCATTCTCTGACGAGATGTTGGAAGAGCAGGAGAACTTCAAGTTCTACGTGGCTCACAAGGACCTGATCCGTATCCGGGCCGAACTCGCCAAGCGTGAGACCGGAGCCGGAGATCGCCTGCTGCTCGAAGGCGGCAACGTCTCCTTTGCGGGTATCCCGGTCAAGCCTCGTCTCATGGATGCCGATTACATCATCGGCGGTCTGCCCAAGTTCATCATCGTCGGCTATCGCACTGATGCCGAACTCAAAGTCGAACACCACGGAAGCGATTGGAAATACCACTGGTACATCCGTATCCGTCCCGGCATCACCTACATCTCCGGCTTCGTGAAAGTGTTCAAACTCACCACGTAGTTAACAACCTAACAGATAAGGAGTATCTATGGACTTCATCTTCGCCAATCAGGAGTTTATCCTCGGTCTGGTCTCAGCTCTGGTAGTCTGGATCATTTCCCGCACTACCGGCACGCTGATCGACAAGGCCAAGGTCAACTCAGCTCTGGCCATCATCCTGGACATCATTCAGGATATCAAGATAAATCCTGCCACCAAGGATCTGGACGACTATGCTAAGAAGCAACTGGCGGTGGAACGGGCTACCAAGTCCCTCCCGGCCAAGCAGACCAATGTCATTCTCAAGGTCTTTGGCACCATCGGAGGAGCCATCGAATACGTGTTCCACAACCGCAAATGGCTCTTTAGCATCGGCAAGGCGATCAAAGGGGTGTTCTGATGCCTCAGCCTATCTCGCAGCCCACCTATCCATCCAATATGACCGAGGGTGACCTCAGCTTCAGCAAGTTGATGGATGTCTTGATTGCCGATCTCGTTTACTTTGGGATCGGCACCTATGATCAAGCCTCCATCGATACACTGTATGCCACTCAAGGCTCGGTCAAGACGGAACTGACCACCAACTTCGATCTGCTCGGAGAACTGGCCGAGAAGCCCGGTAAGACGGACTCCAAGCTGTCCAAGCTCAAGACCCGTAACTACACCATTCCCGGCAAGAGAACCAGCACGGTCGAACTCAACATCTCCGGACTCTCTACCAAGCAGAAGAACTTCCTGGAAAGCACCCTGTTCATGAGCAAGGATACCACCATCGTTGTGGCTTCCAAGGAACTGGATCGGGTGGTGATCTTCACGGGACTCCGCTGGACAGTCGACTGGTCGGGAGAGGCTGATGGCCTCTTCAACGTTGTCATCTCCACCGAGTTCTCCGGAGTGACCTCTAACAAGATCTTCCTGCTCAAGGATATCCCTCCGGGAGTATAAGATCACTGCTCTTCGCAACTACACTCGAAAACAAGGAACTGCTATGGACTGCCAGTGCAAACCTGAGATCGCGGGGTCCTCGCAGCACAACTCGTTGTGCTGTGGGGTGCTCAAGGAGAAAATCGATTCGGTTCACGAGGAGATCTATGGCAATGGTGACAGCAATAAGTCACTGGTAACCAGAATGGCGAGAGTGGAGACGAACATGAAGATACTGCTAACCGTCTCCACCTCGCAATTCCTGCTCTTACTTGGCATTGCCCTCGAAATGTTCTTTGGTAAATAAGAAAAGGACTATTCTATGAAGCGAGAACCTAAACTCAGCTATAGCCAACTGCGGCAAATACTCTGTCTCACGATCTCGAACGCTACTCTGAAAGCCAAGCTTGAGGACTTCCTCTCCGGCCAGGTAGCCAAGGTCAGTGAGCTGGAACTGCTTGAACTGATCAGCCAATCAGAAGCCGATAAAGAGCTGATCCGCATCATCTCAAACCAAGACCCAGACGATATGGATGCAATAGAAGCACTGGAGCATATCTCCGCTTTTTTCGTCTATATCAGAGCCAACAAAGAGAGGTTCGCAAGTTGGCTCGGGAGTTTCGGATTGGCGGTAACGGCGTCTCCAAATACCCCTTCGAGAGGTTTGAAATGATCCTGCGTAAACTGGGCTTCACTAACGAGGACTTCGACAATATGACGCTGCCAGAACTTTACCTTCGGCTCTGTATCACCGATCCTAAAGGAGATGCCTAATGGATGCCATTATAGGCTGGATAGGCGGTAAACGCCTGCTTCGAAAGGTTATCGCTCCTTACGTTCCCAAGGATATCACTGGCTTCATCGAGCCCTTCGGTGGTGCTGCCTGGATGCTCCTCTACAGAGAGAAGTGGGGAGATCTGGAAGTCTATAACGATCTCGATAACCGCTTGGTTAATCTGTTCCTGCAAGTGAAATACCATCCTGATGAGTTGATCAAGGAACTGGACTGGTTAGTCGCCAGCCGCAAGCTTTTTGGCGATATCCTCAAGCAGGAAGGCTTAACCGAGATACAGCGGGCTGCACGGTTCATGTATCTGATCACCAGATCGTTCGGCAGCAAAGGTGACAGCTTCGGCACTTCACAGAAACGTGGTACATCCAGTATGTATAACCGTCTGGAACGCATCAAGGAACTTCACAAGCGTTTGGATATGGTGATCATCGAGAACCTCTCCTACGAGAAGGTGATCGATAAGTACGATACCAAGAGCAACTTCTTCTACTGTGACCCTCCTTACATGCTCGGTTATACCTATGAGAACAGCAAGCAGTTCAGCCATGAAGACCTGTGTGCCAAACTCAAGAAGATCAAGGGACGCTTCATCCTAAGCTATGACGATAACCCTGAAGTGCTCAAGCTATACAAGGGCTTTGATATCAAGCATGTCACCCGCACAAAGGGCATCAATCGCAAGGAAGGTAAGTCCGAGTTCAATGAAGTGATCATTGCCAACTTCGATCTCGAGGACAGCGATACTGAAGCTGCAAAGCCCAAACCCAAAACTACCAGAGAAATCAGGGGGCTTTCATGAACAGCATCATCTCCTGGGTAGGCGGCAAGCGTATCCTCCGCAAGAAGATCCTGCCGCTCATCCCCAAGCATGACATCTATTGCGAAGTCTTTGGTGGTGCAGCCTGGATACTGTTCGGGAAAAGTGCTAACAAGGATGACTGGCAGCTGTCCAAGAAGAGCCGCTATACTGAGGTCTATAACGATATCAATGGCGATCTGGTCAACTTCTGGAAGTATATCAAGAACCATCCGGAAGCCTTCGTTACCGAACTGAACAACTATCTGATTGCCAGGGAGATGTTCGATAACTTCATGAAGCATGAGCCCAGAACTGAGTTGGAAAGAGCGATCAAGTTCTACTACAATCTCGCCTGCAGTTATGGCTCACGCAGTAAGAACTTCTGTGTCAATCAAGGCTACAAGTACATGCCCCTCCGCAACCTTGACAAGGTGAAGGAAGCCTCGGAACGGCTGCGTCACGTGATCATCGAAAAGCAGCCCTGGGAAAAGATCGTAGCCCGGTTCGACCAACCTCATACCTTCTTCTATCTGGACCCTCCCTACTACACAAAAGAGCACATCTACGAACGTGAGGATGCAGACGCTTTCAACCAGCACGAAGAGTTGGCCGAAGCCTTGAAACAGATCAAGGGCAAGTTCTTGCTATCCTACAACAACGATCCTTACATCAGGCAGCTTTACAAGGACTGCATCATTGAAGAAGTAGAGACGCAGTACTCGGTATCAGGAACTTTCCAGACTGAAGTTGAGCTGCTAATTAGAAATTACTAATTAAGGCTACCCCTTGAAATCATCAGTTTTTCCATCAGTACGTTTAACTCGTAGAACGGTATGTGGAGAGTTAGAAGCTCGGGTTTTGAATTGTTTTCCACATTCAGGACAGCAGTATTCCTCAGATTCTTCATGCCCTGCCTGACGAGGAACATAAACTGTGAATTCTGCACCACAAAAATCGCACTTTTGATCGAATGATTCTCCGTGTCCATGAATTGCATCGTAATCCATTGCATACTCCTTGGTTAGATTTTAAAGTCATGAATTGTCCAGAGATAAAACTGTAAAGAGAAAAAATGCCCGACTTAACCTTTAAGCTTGTCCTCGTTACTAATGATGCCAGTCTCAAGCTTGCCGAAGTCAAGCAGGAGGCGGAGTCCGCCCAGTCTGCGGTGGAGAAACCTGCTGCGGTTAAGATCACTGCGGAACAAGCTCTGGCTACCATTCGTGATGTGAGGATCGCAGTGGATGGAGTTTTGCAGGTGGTGGGTGGTCTGGTCAGATCAATGAACGGCCTGCTCGATGCTTCACTGGGTCAGAGACAGGCCATGACACTGGCTTCGGTTGCCTTCGGAGAAGCGGCTGGTGAGATGGGCAATTTCGCTTCATCCATGCAGTCTGTCACAAACTTCGAGGATGATCAACTGCTGTCTTTGATGTCCAAACTCTCCCAGACTTTCAAGCTGAACAAGGACGAGATTCAACAGCTTGTACCAGTTTTGCTGGACTTCACTGAAGCCAATAAAGCCACCGGGATGAGCGTGGAGTCAGCCTTTGATCTCATGGGTCGGGCCCTGAATGGACATACCGAGATGCTGGGCAGATATGGCATTGAGCTTGATGATACCCGTCTCAAGACAGAAGGCGTATCATATCTGGTCGAAAAGCTTGGTGAGGACTATGGCGGCACAGCTACTGCTCTGGCTGATCTTCGCTTGCAGAATGCTAATGCCTGGGGAGATATTCAAGAGACGGTGGGCGATATGCTGACAACTCTGATCAATCCCCTGCTCAAGGGCTTGAAGCTGCTGATGGATGCCTATAACAACCTATCTCCGGTGATGAAAGGCTTCGTGGCTGGTATCGTGATCGCCATACCGGTTATCGGAACTGTCACCACTGCGGTAACAGCTCTCACAGCCGCCTATCATGCCCTGCAGGTAGCCATGAACCCGGTAGCTGGCATCATAGGTATTGCTGTGGGTGCTTTATCTGCTTTGGGCTTTGGACTGGCTGCTGCATCCACCAAGACTGATGAGGTTAGTACAGCTCAGAGAAGCATGAAAGACGAGATCAAGGACGCTGAACGTCAGGTCTCAGTCGAAGCCGAGAAGTTCAGTCTATTGGCTTCCCGGTTACTTGAGCTTCGCTCTGCCACTTCACTCACAGCCGCAGACAAGCGGGAGATGAAGAATGTCATCAAGTCCTTGAATGACAACTACTCTGAGTATCTTGGCAATATCAACTTGGAGACAACCGCCTACAATAACCTGGCTACTGCCCTGCGTAACGCTTCCGATGCTCTGGTGCAGAAGAAGATAGCCGAGATCTATGGCGAGAAGTACAATGCCCAGATCAGGAAGGTAGCGGAACTCCAAATCGAGATCGACTCCCAAAAGGCTGAGGTAGATAGGGTCCGAGCCCGTAAACAGCAGTTGATGAGTTCAGTTGACTGGGAGTTCTTAACCAGTGACCGTAACGCTATGGGTTTCAACCCTGCCTCCTATTTCGGTAATGATGGTGAGTGGCTCAAGTTAGAAAGAAGACTCAATCAGTTTGGGGCATTAACAGGGCAACTACAGGCTGCTAAAAACGACCTGCAGCAGATCGGGGCAGCTTATAGACAAGCGATGCTCGATGCTCCAGATCTGACCTTTCAACCTACAGGTGGTTCTGGTGGTGGAGGTGGCAGCACAGCACCCAATCCTGCTGCTACAGAAGCGGAAGCGAGACGCAAGGAAGCGTTACGCTTGATGGAAGAGCTTGCCCGACTGAGGCAAACCGAGACTGCTCGCATTGAAGCCGAATACCAGAGAAGGTTATCCCTAATCAGGGAGTTCACTCAGGATGGTAGTGATGCGGAACGGCAAGCTATCGAGAACCTTGATGCTTGGAAGACCCAACAGAATAACGAGATCACCATCAAAGAGAAGGATGCCGTCCAAGCCAGATACAAGGCTGAGATAGACTACTTCTCCAATCTTGAGAACTTAGGCGTCGATTCCTATGCCGCTCTCAAGGCCAGCATGGAGGAGTACTATGCCTGGGCTCAACAGAACCTCCCTCAGCAAGAGCAGCAGTTGATCCAGGCACAGATAGCCGAGATAGATGCCCGGCACGTCAAACTGTTCCAGGAACGTCAGGATGAAGAACGAGCCAAGCTGCAGGAACTGCAGAACATCCGGGACGAGTTCTACTCTCGTGACCTCGATAACATCGGTGACAGCTACAGCAAGCAGCTCTTGGAAGTTGATCGTTATTACGAGAAAATGAAAGCCAAGCTCCTGGAAGCTGGATACACTGAAGTGGAGATTGAGCGGCAGAAGCAGGAGACTCTCAACACTCTCAGAACCAATCACCAACTGCAGGTAGCCAGTGGCATCTCCAAGATCTTCGGTGATCTGGCTGCGGCTCAGGATAAAGACACCGAGCGTGGCTTCAAGCTCTGGAAAGCCTCGGCTATGGCTCAGGGTTATGTGGATACTTTCTCTGCCGCTATCGGAGCATATAAATCCATGATCGGAATCCCAGTAGTGGGACCCGGACTGGCAGTGGCGGCTGCAGCAGCTGCGATGGCTGCCGGTATCGCCAACATCGCCAGGATCAGTGCCACCAAGTTCGAGAAGAAAGCTACCGGAGGACTCCTAACCGGACCTTCCCATAATCAGGGAGGCATCCTGATCGAAGCCGAAGGTGATGAATACGTCACTGCCAAGGATCGGGTCAAAGCCCTGGGCAGGAACCTCTTTGACTTCCTCAACTTCGCACCTTTGAATCAGGTCAAGCTTGCCTTTGCCGGGATGCCTGTCCCTTCTGTGCCTATTCCCAGTAACATAGGCTCATATTATGCCGCTGGTGGCGCTATCACTTCCGGAGGCGGTATGAATACCCTAATCGATCTGATTGCCGCCCTGAAAGACGAGATCGTCTCACTCAAGCAAACTGTGATGGACTCCAAGCCCATCATCGAAGTAAATGTCGATCCACTCTCCAACGATCCGGTCAAGGTATCCGAGATAGCCGATACCGGCAAGATGATCAGGAGCGAGATCTAATGCCTAACCTCTTCAAGATTGACTTCATCCAGGGCAAGACCGATGCTCCGGACTATAACCAGGTTAAGCATAGCCTGGAAGATTCTGCCAGTAACAGAGCCATCATCACTCTATCCGTATCAGCCGATAAGCTGCAGTCGATCTCCAACTACAGCAGAGAACCCAAGCGGCTTGTCTTTGACTGCTTTCCCACCTCCTGGATAGATGATAACATCCTTTCCGGTTCAAACGAGCATGAGCGTTACATCTCCCACTTCGAGGTGAAGGTCTATCGGGATGGTGTCTTGTTATTCTCTGGCATTATCGATACATCTCAGTTGAGTTTTGACGTATCCTCCGGTATCCTCAAGATCACCTGTTACGATAAGATCAAACTGCTTTCCTTGTACTCCGATCTTACTCACTATTACTCGCTTACGGCTGGTTATCAGCCCCAATGGATACTGGGCTACTTCCTGCAGGATATCGAGCAGAAGATACCAGTCGACGTACCCTACTCCAATCAGTTCACTCTGCCTACCCTGAACATCGGCACAGGCGATCTAATCACCATTGCCCACATTGACTTCGACGATCTTGTTCAGTTCCCCAATCCCACAGGAGGATGGACATATAGCTATGACAGCTCCGGCTGGCCGGGTCCGATCTGGGGCTATCTCCTAGATATGGTTAGCTTCAGGGCTCGCTTCATCTTTGCCTATAAGAAGGTCATTAAAGCCACTTATCCCGGTCCTGCCACCACACGCTATCAAGGCCGTTACAGGGGCCGTATCTATACCTTCTATAACAACATCTGTCCTGTAGTAATTGAGTATGACGAAAAGAGCGGCTGGGTTGAAGATCTCGCTTCCCTCTCCAATGCCCATAACGAGTTTTTGGGCTTCTTTATGGAGCATGGTATTCCGGAGAGTACTCTCTATAACAACCTCGTATCCGGGGGCTTGATCGAAGGGCGAGCTTATGGTAGCAGTCAGTACGTCAACCATTGGATCGAGGCTCACTTTCATGGCAATCTCTACCCAACTCGTTTATCGCCCGGCAAAGCCTATGAAAACTACAGTGACGAGCAGACCGATAACATCAAAGCTCTGCAGGCCATGCTCATGCTTTACAATACCACCATTTTCAGCAATCCCCAAGGTCAAATCGTACTCAAAAACAAGGATGCCTATACCAGTGCCATTATCGATATCGATGCGGACGACGTTATCAGTTTCGTGAGCAAGCGGGGCAATCCGGAGAAGCCAGAGATCAACTGTTTGGATATCCTGGCAGGCGATACCACTCAACTTCAGAGCAGGATCAAAGACTATCTGATTGACTTTCATGACTCAAAGTGGAGCTGCGAAGTAACTATAGATAATCTCTCTAAATACAACCTCTCCCTCCAGTCCAAGATACGCATCCAGAATGAGATCTATGCCATTACGGAACTGGAGCGTAACTACATAGATGATGAATACAAGGTGAAGGCATGGCTATTATAAAGGGCTTCAAGCTCATCCGCTGGGCTGATGAAGGCATCAACTACTTCTTCTGTGAAAACGGGCAGGTTGAGTACAATCCAAGCCAGAAATACAGCATCGAGAAGAAGAACGCTTACGATCCCACCATTATCCATAGAAGGGGAGCCTACCGGGAAGACTCCTTCGATCTGGAAGCGGTACTCGAACCATCCGATTACTATAGCCTGATGAGCTTTCTCTTGAGTCCCGGTCGGCTCTATCTGGAATACACTGCCTACAACAGCATCAACAGCCAGTTCCCGGTCACGATCTCTCAACTGCCCAAGTGTCCGGATGATCTGCACGAGTATCCCACCAAGGTCAAGTTCAGTCTGGAATCCAGATACATAGGCAGTCCCGGTTACATCGACTTCGGTATCATCATTATCACCGACTTCGATGAGACCGTGATAGGCCAAACCTAAGAATAGAAAATCACACAGGAGCATACATGTACAAGTTCGCTATCAGCTACTATACAATGGAAGGCATCGAGCGTAAGCCTCAATCGGGAGTGGATATCCGACTCCTCAGGCCTGGACAATCCTGGGCCGAGGGCAAGCATCTGATCGAATCCACTCCCAACTCCGGATACTACGAGATCGGCATCGAATCCGAAGCTGACTGCGGCTTCTACGAGATCTGGGATAACATAGGAAATACTCAAGGACAGTTCAGTGGCAAGACTTGCACTATCGGAAAGCTCGATGCTAGGGGACTGCAGAACAACTGCATCTATGGCAATCACATCCTAGATGGAGTGGTTACGGGAAGCAAGATCGCCAATGAAGCTATTGGAACCGAGCACTTGCAGAATGGGCTACTCTCACTCACAAAGCTGCAATATGAGCTACAAGATCAGGATAAGGGAGTAGGAGATAACAGCCAGTGTAGCCCTGCCAAGCTGAGCGAAGACAAGATCATCACCCACGTTCTGGATAAGGAGTATCAGGAGCTTCCTCACATCATCCTGACCAACCAGTGCGATGCCTTCCTCCACATAGCCGATGTTAAGATTGAAGGAAACCTGGTAACCGTCCTGATTGGTATCAGTCAAGTCTATACCGCCACCGATCCCTTCTACAAGCTCCTTGCCCTCGCCAAATGATGCCCAAGAGATAGGGGTAGGGGAGTACCCATTACTGGACTCCCCTCCCTCCGAACCGTACGTGCGGTTCTCCCGCATACGGCTCTCCAGAAAACAGGTGTCTCATTTAAGAGACTGGCATAATTCCCTGTGGGCTTTGACCATTGAGAAAAACCCACAGCTATCAAAGGTGCTATTTGGGAAGCGAAAATGGTCATATCCTATTGTAGATATGCCACTACGTTTCTCCCTTTTCTTTAGGATACTGCGCAGACGCCGTCTAATCCACTTGTCTTGTCCAGAGAACGTATATTTGTGAGAGTGTTTGAAGTACTCGAACCAGCCTCTTTGTATGGGTTTTAGCGTAGCAATTATTTGCTCTAAGCTTTTCCCATTACACCGCCTGGTATGCCTTCTAATGTTATCCCTGAATTTCTTAAGGCTCTTCTCGCTGGGGTATTTTATCCCTTGCGTGAATTTGTATCCCAAGAAATCGAAGCTTTCATTGTCGGCATACACGATCTTGGTTTTAGACGGATGCAGGATAAGTTCTGCTTCTTCAGTCCAGATCTTGATCGTTTTCAGCGCTTCTTCTGCTTGCTCTTTGGTCTGGCACATCACCACAAAATCATCCGCATAACGAGTCATTGCATACCCCTTTATCCACATCAACCAATCCAGAGGATTGAGGTAGATGTTGGCAAGTAAGGGGCTTATTACCGCCCCTTGAGGGGTTCCAGCCTCCGGTGTCCAGCTTGCCATCGTATCAATCACTTGCTGTGAAAGATATTGCTTTAGCAGTTCTATAACCCGGCTGTCGGCTATCTTTTCTTCCACCAATTGCATTAGCTTCTCTTGAGGTATATTGTCGAAATATCCCTTAATATCCGCATCCACCACATATTTGTATCCCTGCTTCAGTAGTCCATCGACTCTTCTGAGTGCGTCTTTACATGATCTGTGGGGACGGAAGCCGTAGCTATATTGACAGAATTCTTGCTCAAAGATTGGCTCAATGACATTACGTAATGCGGTCTGCACTACTCTGTCGGTTACTGTCGGAATTCCCAAAGGACGTTTGTCCCTGCTGCCTGCCTTATCAATCCACACTCGCTTTACGCCTGCGGGGTGATACTTGTTTTCTTTTAGCAGCATGGAACTCCGGTTTAGACGTTGTTCAGCATGCCTTCGATAGTGCTCGATACTGACGTTGTCAATTCCTGCGCTACCGTGGTTTGCTGCTACCTTTTTCCAGGCTGATCGGAGGTTAGGCATGTAGTAAACCTTATCAATCAGACTGAACCACTTTCCACCTTTGACACCTCTTTCGAGGGCTGCCAGCATTTTGTCTGTCCATACCGATGGTTCGACCCAGTCCCATTGGGATAGGTGTGTTCGCTCTTGTTTAGCCGCTTCCGGCACTATCGATCGTTGTTCTTCCAT